CTTCAGTTTGATGTCGACGACTGAAGGGCGTCCAGAACGCTCGAGATGTCGTGAATCCTCAAATGGTTGTTGAGACCGCTTGAGGGACACCTTCAGGAGTGCAGGATATCCGTCGATTGAATTCTTCGGTATCCTGGATTTAGCAACATAAGCCTTAACCAAAGGCCTTTGCTGATCCTCATGCATACGGTGAACTTCGTAAGCTCCACCGTGTGCCCATCTCCCGAGAGCCGGGCTTTCCTTTGCAACATAAGGAAAGTGACGACCTAACAACTTCTTCTTTGTTAGAAGGTTGTCAAGCCAGCCTACCGTATTTTCGTAACCAAGCTCAAAAAGTTGGTTGCGCAGTGCAACGGTTGACTCCAGCTCTTTCACATCCTTTCGTGACTCAGGGAATAACCTACGTACTCGAGCTACCTTGACAGGTATCCCGGCGTAGAAGTCCTCCCCGCAGGACTCTCTGAACCTACCGGTCCAGAAAGACTTACGGGCATTCACTACAGCGCCGTAGCGCTCTAGTGATGCCGTCACGGAACTCACATATTCTACTGGGACTACGATATCATCCCCGTAGACACGCACTTTCCCGTAGAGGGCCGTAAGGTCCTTTTGGGAAAGCGAGCGATTGAGAGCCGACTCTATCCCTAACATGACAATGGTCATAAAGACCATTGCTTCAAGGGGGAAGGTCAGCGCTGAACCCATAGATGCGTACTTGGCCAAACGGATAACTCCATGGCCAGGCACATCAGCCGATCGAGAACGCACTGCATCAACTGCCTCACGCGAGTGAGGAAAGTAATGAAAGAGTTCTCGGACAAGCTGGTTGGAAACGCGATCTGACGCCTCTTTAAGATCAAGAGTCGCAAGGTTACCCGTGAGGGAACCTTCTCTAGCCAACAACTGGTTAGGTTCTTGACTATCGAAGCAGATGAAATTTCGAGCATTAACATCAGCTCGAAACTCCTCCTTCATCTCTGCTAGAAGAGCCTGCTGCATGAACATCATGTAACTTGGCTCCACAGCAATGATGCGGGGCGTTTTCAGCGTTTTAGGGACGTGAATCACCTTTACAGGCCGTTCACTCCCAGGTTCGGTGAAGTCCACATGGTTCGTGTGCCACCAAAGTGACCACGAAGGAAGACACCAATCCACGTATGGAAAAGTGCGATCCAATCGGGCTGAATATTCATTGAATATCCATTTCTTGTTACCTTTCTTACGATCGGCAACAGACCCGGGACCATGTGCTGGGATCAACTCTCCGTTGTAGATCTTTCGATCGAGACGGGAATTGAGG